TTTAACCATATGTGATGTACTTCCGTACCCACAATTAAAACACATCCATTGAATAAATTGAGGGTTATGATATTCATAACACATTTCAGCACCACAATGATTACATTTTACTAAATTATCTTCCATTTTATTTTATTTTTGTCAATTTTGGTAATTTAAGTTCAATATGTTTAGGAAATTCCGGTACATATTTAACTAATGTCGCCTTTAAGACCTCCGTCATTTTATCTAATGAGAAATTTTGTTTATTTCTAAAGGCAAGACGTTTTGCTTTTTCTTGATAATCTTTATACTTTTCAAATACATCATTAAACGCGTGTCCTACTTGATTATCATCTGGTTTAAACCATTGACTATTTTGTAACAATACATTAGGGACATGAGCACTTGGGTGAATTTGTTGTAATGAACCTCCCACTAAACCTGCGAATTCTGAAGGTAAGAAATCAATATGACCACTCCAACCAGAAGCAATAATAGGTTTTCCAACAACACTAAATTCTAATAAAGGTCGTCCAAATCCTTCACCTTTTGTGAGATTAACCATTGCCTTTACTTTTGTATGATTGTATATGGCATTTATTTCACTGTCGCTTAAATCGCCGTGTATTAGGTAAATATTGGGTAAGTTACTACCGGATACTGTTCTTCTAACATCATCTATCTTTTTTAGAATTTTATCTCTATCTAAAATAGAAGTAGCACCTTGAGATACTTTTAATATTAAAGCGGGTTTAGTTTTCTTATTTTTAAATACTTCTAAGAATGCTTTAATTGTGTATCCAATATTTTTTCTATCTTCTCCAAAATCACCTTGAAGCCAGTGACCAACAAATAAGTAACAGAAATTTTCAGGAATTGTATCTAAATCTTTACACACATCATAATCTAACTTTTCAGTTGCTTTAAAATATTTACTTAAATCGGCACCCTCAAATAGAATTTCAACTGGGGTTTTTAATTCATTGACTCCTGTTTGTTGTCCAGCTTGATTTCTTTGTTCAAATTTACTAGCTTGAAATACTTTTTTAGAATGTTCGGATGATGTAAGTACTAGATTCATTCGGTTACATCCTTCAATCCAAGAAGGATCACAAAGTGTAGTTTCAATTCCTGCGGTCACTCCAATATTGTATTTACCTATTGGTTGGAATTCATTTGGTACTGTTATTTGAATCCATATTTCAGGTTGCGAGTTTAAATTCATAGTTAAAGCTCCTGCTATTCTATCTTTTAAATCTTTTTCCTCAGGAATGTTTTCATTTAATGCTCCAAATGGGGTTTGTCCCCACCTTTGAGATAAAATTTTAATATCCCATTCTTCACCTTTAGAGGCAATAAGTGATCTTACGAAATCACGTGATCTAGCTCCATATCCACTAAATGTGTCAATAGGACAGCTTACTATACAAATTGGTTTACTCATAATGAAATTACAGTTTTATTTTGTTTTGCAGATAATTCTTTTATTCGGATAAAATCATGTGATTTTCTTGGTATCCAAGTGTCAAATGTTTGATCAATATATTTGATAACATTTTTACCCATATTAGTTGAAGTCATCATAGCTTCATCGGATAATGTCCACTTACGTGCTGATTCTCCTAAACGTTTACGTTCTTCTGAGCCTAAATCGTATATTGCTTTGATTTGATTAGCAGCATCTCTAAAATCTGCTCTGTCATCAAATATATAAGGCGTTGGTACTGAACCAATTAGACTCATATTACTAGGGAATACAGGAAAGGCCCATTCTCCACATTTTTTATATTTTCCAAAATGATTTGAGCCAAATTCTTCTGTAAATTTAACCCAATCACCATTTTCGTCTTCAAAACGCATTTGGTCTTGCATGCCTCCAGTAACATTAGCGATAATAGGTTTACCACACATCATTGCTTCAGTTAAAGATAATCCCCAACCTTCATTTGATGAAATTAAAATTCCAGCATCAGCACAATTAAATAATAAATTCATTTGTTCTGGGATGAATCTATTTAATCCTGTAAGGAATACATTTGGTGGTGTTTTACCCCAGATCATTTCGATTACTGCTGGTAAGTCTGTTCCATTTTCGTCTACTGGTTGAGTATGGGCTAAGAAAGCTACTTTATCTTTTTTATCTTCGGGAAGACCATCAACAAATAATTTCCAAGCTAATAATGTATCAGGAAATGATTTACGTCTAATGTTTCTTGAGTTAAACATTAACACAAACTCATATTCTTTTCCTCCAAATAAATTTTTCTTAAATTCTTGAAGTTCACTCCATTTTTCATCACCATCATTGATAGGGAAAAATACATTTTTATTAATACCATGAGGGACATATCCTATTACTTTATCTTTAGCTGCATCTCCTAATACTGATCTGTTAATATTTTCGGTTTGTTTAGAAATAGCCATCAGTAAATCACAAGATTCATAGTATCCTTTATTATATAAGGGGTAAGGTAATGAATCCCAAATATTAAGATATAAAATAGGAACTTGTGAACGAATTTCTCTTTCATGCATCCACAACCACTCCCAATAACGAGGGTCGGTAAATAACATAATAGCATCGGGTTTTTCTGTTTTAAGAAGATCTCTAATTTTTTCAATAGTACCATATCCCGAAGAGGGATATAACATAACATTAGCATCTGTAATTTGAGCAAAATTATTAGAATCTCCACTTAGATCTAATTTTTTACCTTCATCAGGGTTTTGGATTGTTGCTCCTAAATTCACCCAGTTGTAGTGATGGCACGTTTCTAATACGATTTCTCGAGCCATAGTAGCTATTCCCGATGTTGTTCTAATGTCATCGGATAATAGCAGGATCTTTTTCCGCTTCTCTTGCGGGATGTAATTTTCTTTCATAACAAATTTTAAAGGATATTAAAGACTACCACTCAACACTAACTCAGTGTGATTGTGTAATTGTTTGCGAAATTCATCATTGTTTAAATAAAGATGCATTGCGCGGTTTGTAAGTTTTTGTAGATTAAATTTGTTTTTAATACTAGCGACTTTAAAGTCGTCGAATAACTCTTCGTGTACTTTAACACTTGTAAGAATTAGTTTGTCATTTTTACTTGCCATAATTATATATTTGGATATAAATATATGTGAATTTATAAAGAATTAATTTTACTGCAGAGAGAAGGATTATTATTAAATTGACACCATCCACATAATGGACTTACAATTTTTGTAAATTCTTTTTTTTGTGGTTTACCTTCTGTAGTAAAACAATCTTCAATAAATGTACGGAAAGCTTCTGTAGCATTCAAACGTTTTCTTGTTCCTGATGGGGGTATAAATTCTTGGATTCGGGAAATAGGGTAGTCACTTTCTTCCCAGACTTTTCGCTTTACAATAAAGAATTCAACATCTATTTTATCTATATCCCAATCAAATATTTTACTAAAGTATGATTTATAAAGTAGGATTTGAGATGTTTTAGTTTCATCTTTTTTATCTTTATCTTTCCAACCACGAGTTGATGTTTTTATATCATATATGTATAATTTTTCTGTATTTTCGTTGTAAAAGATAAGATCAATAAATCCTTTAAATTTAACATTAGGATAATTTTCATGTGGTGCATGAGATAAAGGAAATTCTATTCCTACAAGATGTGTTTTACGAGTTGAAAAGTATCCACCTTTTTTCTTTTTAAAGTACTCTAGTATAGTTTTACCATCTTCAAAGAACTCAGCCATTTCTTCAGCATTTGAAAAATGAACTTGTTTATTTTGTTCAAAACCTTTTTTATATTCCTCTCTAAGATTATCTTCAAATAGTTGAACTATATCTTCTCTATCAGCAGCAGCTCCACTTTGTTCATACATTACTTTTAAATAATATTGCAGAGCTGTGTGTATTGAGGTACCAAATATAAGATGTATGCTTGGTGGGTTTTTAAGTTTGTCTACGTTTTGAAGTTTCCACTTATGGGGACATTGTTTCCAAGTTGAAAATTGGGAATAAGATACAATTTTATCAGTTTCCCAATTAATTTCTTCAGCTTTATGTTGTAATAGAGGTTTTAGATGTTTTGGTACTTTTTTCATTTAATAGTTTTTGTATTTCATCCTCATTTATTCCTCGACTAGTTAAAACATTTTTTAATTCATCTTCACTTAGTATGTGTAGATAAGATTTTATCTCTCTTGTCGATACTTGATAATGGTTAGCTAATATAGTAACTAATTCATTGTTTACTTTAACTTTATTTGATTTAATGTATTTAGCAAATATTTTATTTTCTGGTAAGTAACCACAATAGATAGTATAAATCTGCTCAGGGGTTAATAACCAGAATTTCTGTAGATAATTAGCTAACTCAATATAAGGTTCATGCATTGATATAACTTTGTGAAGCATATAGACATTAAAACTTTCTTTGTCTTCATCACTAAAGGTATGCCAAGGATCCCGTATATAGGTTACTTGTTTCATCCAATCAAATATAGTCATTGTTATTTATCTTTAGGCATAAATTCTACATTCACGTGTCCACATTTAGCACAAGTAAATACTGGTATGGGCATGAGGGCATCTTGTGAAGTTCCTGTTACAAAGCGAGATATTTTGCGAAGTAATACTCCTTCTTGAAATACACTATGTCCACATTCTTCACAGCTAATAGCAGTTGTGTCTTTTAAAGCCACATTCATGTTTAATTCTTTTTGGTCCATTTTATTTAATTTTTAATATTTGAGATATAAAAGCCATAAAGTTTAATTCTTTATCAGCTATTGAATTGTTCTGCCACATATACTGAGCTGAATGTATTGCTACATCAGGGGGAGATGAAGTGTATTCTGTTGCTCGTTCATATAATCCCGTAAATAGCGGTATAAAATCGTTGATATCTTCATCGACTACTGCTTGTCGTATGTCTGCCCAAACACTCTTAGGTCGCGCTTTTAACAGCAGTATAATGGTATTTAATACGTCTTCAACATTGGCAATTAATGCACCCGGATTTAATGTA